GGGTAACGGCGCGCTGGCTTTGCAGCCAGGCGGTGATAGCGCGAAGGGCTGCGGTATAATTTTTCTGCTCAAGCGCCGCGACGATGGACAGGAGTTCATCGTCAAAGGCTTCCTCTTTGAGACGTTTCAGCTGGCTCCGGATGATGTCGTCATCTTCCAGCTCAATGGCATTTTTAATGATTTCTAGCCGTTTGATCGGTGTGCTCATGATGCCTTTCGCTCTGGAGCTTAAGTATTTGAGTTAAGGTTAGTTGTTGTAAAAGCTACAGGAAATAATACACACGGATGATGATCGGCGCGATGGGGGATTTCTTTAGTTTTTAGGGTTTGTGAAAGAGTGAGAGTTATTGAATCTTCCTTCTGGAACGGGGAGCACGGGGTTAAATGTGACCTTAGAGTTCACTTTTGAATGCGTGAACCGAGAAACTCGAAAATTTGGGGTTCTGGAGGCGTGCAGCGGCAGCGGTACGCCGCAATAACTGCCAGAGAATGCTTAACAGCATTAAGCATGATTAAAATATCCCAAATGTATAAGAAGTGCGGAGAGCTGGAACCGGGTTATCTTGCCGGTGTTGTTATCGGTCGGAACTAACAAGCCGTGACTAAAAGAGAGGATCTCTATACTACCTTCTCTATTTTGAACATTCACAGATCCCTTAATCGGGTTGCCGCCATCATCCTTAAGCCATAGATAAGCAGGAATAGCCATTTTTAAAACTCCATTTCCATTGAGGGTAAACCCTCATTAATGACTAAATACGGATCGCAGGTGATACAAATTGTGTTATAGGTTCGTGTTATTTAATTTCGTTACTTATTGATGTTGCAAATAAAATTAATAAATTGATCTTCAGCAGTACGCATTACCGTTATTGCTCTTATGTTGCCCTTTTTGCCTGGCAGAAAGGAAGAACGATGGCATGTATACCGATTTATCCACCCCGCGGGCTGGAGATATTGCGCGAACACATAAGGCTCGCGCGGGCGCGTCACGAAGTCCAGAATATGGCCGCCCCGCTTACGTATACGTGGTTTTATGAGCGAGTAAGAAACGGCGGGCCGTGGGATTACAAACAACATAAACGGGCTTATGCTGACTTCGGGAATTTCCATTACGGCGCTGTGGGTTATGCAGCGTGCATCCCTGCAAAGATTTTGCTTATTGCTGCCGGCGCGGCGCAGTGGAAAGCCGGCACATCAAGACCCGAATGGGGTAATTTCACGGGGACCCCGCCGTTTGGTGATGATCCGATTGACCAATTTTGGATAAAGCAAGGCATCGACTATGTTAAACAGCATCACTTTTAGGACGCTGCACTGGATCGCCACTATTCTTATGGCCCTGGCGGTCGCGGGGTACTGTTATTTCCAACATATACAGCGTTTAACTGTTAGTGATCGGCTATATCAAGTTCGCCAGCTCACGCCCCGGACCTGGTTATACATTACTGAGTATGACGGCTCGAACATGACCACCGGGGAAGTGTATCGTTATTTTTTAGCGAGTAAGATTGACGGTGATCCGCTGGTGGCTCTCGAAAAACAACATATCGCGCCCACGCTTACAGCGAATACCGCCCGCGCAAAAGTTGAAGGCATAGGCAACAATATCTCATTTACTGTTCACGGCACTGTGTACAGCTTTACAACGTCCGCATTTTTTTATGATGCTGAGGGAATAGCGGCCGCGCCGTCAATTGACTTAACGGCCCGTGGCGAGAGCTGGGACAAGGGGAAATTTAGTCGATAGATAAATATTTATTTAAAAATCCCTTGCGGTCGGGTCAATGATCCGATGAGCCGCGTGTAAGTTTTCACGGCGTACCCGTAGCCGTTCATGGGGCAGAAGTACATTGTGGTTGTCCACCGGGTTCGAACAGGGTGATTGCCCCGCCCGGCCAGTGGCTGGGACGTGGACGTGACCCGGTTGATGTTGCCAGGGAAGAACACGCCGCAAAGCTGGCAGCAGAACAGCCAGCATAAGCATTATTGAGGGGGGCAAGCAGAACCGAAGCAGTGATGAAGATCCGTTTCATTCATACCCTTGCAATAGTGGTTACTGCATGAAGGTGATTAGATCCAGGAGTGTATGAACGGTAATAAATTAACTATAAAACACTATGGTTAATTTTTTGGAATATCCCCGGCATATCCCTGGAAAAAAGAGGCTGGTGGGTAACTCCCCGCCAGCCCTTGCTGTATTTGGTGGCCCCTGCTGGACTTGAACCAGCGACCAAGCGATTATGAGTTCCTACCGGAACAACCGAAAATCAATAGCTTACGTTATTTTTCATTGACATAGTTTGCATCTGTTTGCCAATGATTACCCTTTATCCGCCATATCTATCGCCACTTTATCGCCATCTTTGTCTAGGAAAGGCATCTTCTGAAAAGCATCATGAGAATCATCCCCGCTATAAGTCACAAGTCTTAAAGCAGCGATATAAAGAATAAATCTGCAAAGAGATGTTGCTTTCTGTCTTTCTTTATCAAAAGGAATTAGTCTGTCGATGTGATTTCCATGAACTATTTGTGAGCGACCATGTTCATAAAGGTCAATAATAAATTCAATGAGGGTGGTTTTTTTGGGATGTTCAAAGACTACATGTTGCTCATCTAGATCTAATAAATTTTTAACCATACTTAATATTCCTCTTGTTGTCCCTCCTCCTGATAAAACATCCAGAGATATTCCAATTTTTGCTAAAGATATAGCATCATCCTGTTCTCTTTGTGCTTCAGCATACCAATTTAGTGCTGTAGTCCATCTTAGCGCTAGGTTTTTTTTGCCATTTTCAAGTTTATTTATAATCGTATAAAGTATGCTACCGGCTGCACTGATAAAATCACAATTATCAGTAATTGTTTTATCAATTAAGTCGCCATTGTAAGTCCTAATTTTGTCATTTATTGACATCCCGGGTAACTGGAGTTTTCCAGAAAAAGATACTAGGGAATTATATGCAATAGGAGGAGTTGGATGTTCGAAAAGATTCTGTTGTAAAAACATTTTTGGGTTGTTAAAGATTAGTGAGAAACAATCAACCGCCGCCTGTGATGTAATTTTTGCCAGTTGTCTAGAAAGTTTAATTTCATAATTCTCTATTTCCACCTCTATTATTGAGTTTGCTTTTTTTATTATTTCATAAAGCGTTACCGAGGTGAAGTTCTCAGATGTATGCTTCCCATTGCTACTGATCAGTTTGGTTAACTCTTCTTTCCAGTTGGCTTCATCATCAGGAGAAGCACCAAAAGCAGTGAAAAATCTGTCAGTCACATCTAAATCTTTTACCCATTGATGAGTTGATTTAATTGACACGGGGCCAATGGAAAACGAAGGTGAATTGGGGAATAAACAAGTTTGAGCTTGAAAGTGATGAGTTAATGTAACTATTTTATTGAAGATTATTTCGTTGATTTCTTCTTTCATTTTTTTTATATGGTCTCTACTTCCATTTTTTATACCTTCCGCTAATACACCTTCAGTATATAGGTTGCATATGGTATCTCTACATATTGCGTATAAAGTTGCATAAGATATATTATTAAGAGGAACAGGGAGATTGTCTTTCAAAATTGAGGATAATAAATCTATCTTTTTCCTCACCTGATCGCCGAAATGAAGCTGCTTACCTGACCTAGTTGTTATAAGGTCTGGCATTTGTCTTTCTTGTTGAAAATCGTATGTGTCGATAAGATCAACTATTTCGATGATTAAATTTTTTAGGTTCACTGACATGTCCTGCAATCTAGTGGGTTGTATTTAACTGCTGAATCCAGATGATCGGGTGCAAAATGAGAATAACGCATAGTCATTTTTATATCTGCATGACCTAATATCTTTTGAAGTACAAGTAGATTTCCACCATTCATCATGAAATGACTGGCGAAAGTATGACGCAAAACGTGGGTAAGTTGTCCTGCTGGTAATTCGATGCCTGTTCTTTCCAGCGCAGACCGGAACGCTCCATAACAATCACCAAACAACCGACCTTTTCTGTCATCGGGTAGGGCATCGTAGAGTCCTGTGCTGATGGGGACGGTGCGATTTTTTCTGCCTTTCGTGTTGGTGTACGTGATTTTGTATTTTGCGAGCTGGCTTTTTTTCATGCTCTCGGCCTCAGACCACCGAGCTCCAGTGGCTAGGCAGATTTTTACCACCGTTTCTAAATCAGGGTGGTCATGCCGTTTGCACTCGCCGAGCAACAGCGCAATCTGTTCCTGAGTTAGCCAGGCCATTTCCATTTCTTCTGTGCGGAAAGGGCGCATGTTTTTCAGCGGATTTTCACCCTTCCATTCACCAAGACGGTTTAACTCATTGAACACCGCTCGGAAGTAGGCCAGCTCAAGATTAAGCGTGCGAGGGGATACTTCTTTCACCCTATTTGAACGAGCGTACTCACCTTTTAACCGCCTTTCCCGGTAGCGGGAAAACATCTGTGCATCAAAATCGCGTGCGAGCGGTTCACCCATAGACTCAAAGGCGTGGTGCATTGCTAACTGACGTTTTAGGCCATCTTTCAATGTAATTCCGTGAGCACTAAACCATGCGTCAACCAGCTCTTTGAGCGTGCGTCTGTCTTCTTTTTCTTCCTGCCACGGGTTTTGCACGGTGTATTGTTCAAAGGCCAAAGCCTCGCCTTTCGTGGCGAATTTCTTCCTGATGCGCTTGCCTTTTGCCCCATTAGGATAGAGCTCACAAATCCAGCCGCCAGCAGGATTTTTACGGACAGTCATCAATTAACCTCGCTGAATACACCCACAACACGACCAATCATTTTTATCTCATCAACCCCACACTCAAACGGCACTTTACCGCCCGCGACGTGCAATCTTTTCCCGGGGAGCACCGTTAACTCTCGGAGGCTAATTGCACCTTCAATATCAACTAACCAAAGACTGTCAGATAATGAGGATTCCTGCTCAAGGATGTAAGTGCTGCTATCGCTCTTAACGCAGATACCTTTTTTGAGCTGCTTTGTGAAAAGCTGATGATCGATCATAATCGTTCCAACCTTGGTTAACTCACCTTCACTTAAAGTGAATAATGCGAGCTCAATAGAACGTGAAACCTCATCGGTTGATAGATTTTTTTCACCTTCTCCAGTCATGAGCCATTTAAGACTTACCCCGGTTTCGAGTGCGCAATGAACTGCAAAATCGTACGACATATTGCCCCGTGTGTAGCGATTCTGTAGGGAACTTGCGGCGATTTTAAAGTGATTCGCTAGCTGGATTTTCTGTGTAAACCCATAAACCTCGCAAATCCTATTTAGTAACGCCTCGTTATTAAAATTGGCTTCAATCATTAAAATTGGAATTCCATTGTTGATTGATACTAAAATTAATATTAGTATCGTTGTGAACGGTGGCAGTGAGTGGCAAACGTCGGCAAAAACTATGTGCTCACTGTCTAAAATTCTCAAATAAGGAATCATGCAACATGGCTTCTGAAATCGCAATCATCAAGATCCCGTCACCCGTGGTCACGCTTCAGCAATTCGCGGAGCTTGAGGGTGTGTCTGAGCGGACTGCTTATCGCTGGACTACAGGAGATACCCCGCGTGTACCAATCGAAAAACGTGTCATCCGAAAAGGTTGTAAGAAAGCAGGTGGCCCAATCCGAATTTATTACGCTCGCTGGAAAGAAGAACAACTGCGTAAGGCTTTGGGACATGCTCGTTTTCAGCTCATCATTGAGAATCCATATTCACTTTAAGTGAGTTTTAAGGATGCAACATGTTTGATTTTCAAGTTTCCAAACATCCCCACTATGACGAAGCGTGCCGGGCTTTCGCTCAACGTCACAACATGGCGAAGCTGTCAGAGCGTGCGGGAATGAATGTTCAAACGTTACGTAACAAGCTCAACCCGGAGCAGCCTCACCAGTTCACACCACCAGAGTTATGGCTACTGGCTGACCTGACCGAAGACTCAACACTCGTCGATGGTTTTCTGGCACAGATCCATTGTCTGCCGTGTGTGCCGGTTAACGAACTGGCGAAAGACAAATTGCAGTCCTACGTTATGCGCGCCATGAGTGAACTCGGCGAACTGGCAAGCGGCGCAGTTTCGACAGAACGCCTGACCCCAGCACGTAAGAGCACCATGATTGAAAGCGTTAATGCCGGTATTCGTATGCTTTCGCTTTCGGCCCTCGCTCTACAGGCTCGCCTCCAGGCTAATCCTGCAATGGCAAGTGCTGTTGATACCATGAGCGGTATCGGCGCGTCATTCGGTCTTATGTGAGGTGGATATGTTGAAAAACGAACCCTCATTCGCCTCTCTTCTCATTAAGCAAAGCCCGGCCATGCACTGCGGTCACGGCTGGATCATGGGAAAGAATGGCAAGCGCTGGCACCCGAGCCGCTCGCAGGCCGATTTACTGGCTGGTTTGTCTTCCCGCTATAAGGAGGATTCATGACTATCGAAGCTGTGCCGCAAACTGCACCGTTAATGGCCGGTGAGCGCCTGGCCGGTCTCAACTATGTTGCAGAGCTGCGAGCGAAACACTGGGGTGATAGCGGTAAAGAGCTTGAGCGCTTTGTTGCTGATATGCGTGATAAGCGCGATCCGCTGTTTGAAGAAAATAGCCGTGCTTTGTCCGCCATTTTCTATCTGGCGAAAATACCAAATGCTCGTCATGAGCTCAAATTAAGTGAGCTGACTACTGAGGAGAAAAAAGCGCTTATTACCGCGATGAATCATTTTCGCGCAGTGGTGAGCTTATTTCCCAAACGGCTAACCATGCCGACTTAATCCAGACAGAAAAATTAATGGCGTAAACCCGCCGGGCATTTTATTGCCTGAAATCAGGAGAGTTACATATGCGTAATACCGAATCCCGTAGTTTTAAAACTGACAGCGATGCGTTGGCCGTATTGCTGACCGATGCCAGAAAAGAAGAACGCAAAGACCGCGCCCTCGCTGTTTCAATCCGCCTTGAGGCACTGGCGATCTACATCACCAAAGAGGGCATGAACGGCACCGAAGCCGCTGAATTGCTGCGTCGTGAAGCCTGCCGCTTTGAGAACGAATCACAGGAGTTGCACTAATGGCCGACGCAATGGATTTAGCACAACAGCGCGAGCAGGAAGACCGCGAGCGCCACATCAGCAATGCTCGCAGCCGTAGCGCTGCACCGTCTCGCCTGCTGTGCGAAGAATGTGACACACCAATTCCTGAGGCTCGACGTGCAGCGATATCGGGTGTGATCTTTTGCGTTACCTGCCAGCAAATCACAGAGCTTAAATTAAAGCACTATCGGGGGGTATGAATTGGCTATTCAGTTTGCTTACCCGTGGAACACTCCGGGGTCTGCATTAGCCAGCCCATATCTTACCTATGAGCAACAGCACCGCCGCGACAGAATGTTCGCGGCTTTGCTGCATGCGCGAAAGGCGCTTGCCCATCAGCCTGAGTGCGTGCGATTTGAGGTTAACCGCACGGCTACCGTACTGGAGCAAACGCAGGGCAGTGAACGAGCCAATGCCTTTTTAATCAGCTTTTGCAAAAAGGCATTGCCGCGTCTCGAACTGGTTGCCAAAAAATATGAATGTACCGGCATCAAAAGCGACGTTTCCGCCGCTGTTTTCGGTGGTCATTTTGATACTCAGCTTTTGCAATATCTGGCGTCTCGCATGGTGAATATGATTGCCAGATTTAACCGACTACCGGATATGTCGCGTGCTGATATCGATCTGCTGGCCGGTGACATTGCTAATTTCATCCGCTCGGAGCTGGCTAATATCGACGACGCAGGGTTTGATGAGCTCAAAACGCTTTATACCTGGTACATGCACGCCGGTTTTATCTCTCAACAATTCAATGTTACCCCTCCTCATTGGGAGCGAGTGACAAAGAAATTTTTCGACAAAAATGACATTGCCCCCGCTGTGATCCGAATGTTTACCGAAACATGGTGGCGTGGCCGTTTGCGTCGTGTTGCGTCTGCGTGGCGCGAACATCTGCAAATTGCTGTCGGTAATGTCAGTAAGAAAAAACATGTCTATGCGAGCAAAAACTGCGTAACAGACTGGCGCGAACAAAAGCGGCGGACGCGCGAGTTTCTCAAGGGTCTTGAGCTCGAGGATGAAGAAGGCAACCGGATTAGCCTGATTGAAAAATATGACGGCTCGGTCGCCAATCCTGCGATCCGTCGTTGCGAGCTCATGACGCGTATTCGGGGTTTCGAAAACATCTGCAATGAGCTCGGCTATGTCGGCGAATTTTACACCCTCACTGCACCATCCAAATATCACGCCACAACCAAAGCGGGATACCGTAACAGCAAATGGAAAGGAGCCAGCCCGTCAGATACGCAGGGTTATCTCACCAGTCTTTGGGCGCGCATCAGGGCTAAACTGCATCGGGAAGAAATCCGCATTTTCGGCATCCGTGTCGCCGAACCGCATCATGACGCGACCCCTCACTGGCACATGCTTATGTTTATGTTGCCGGAGGATGTCGAACGTGTTCGCCGCATCATTCGTGATTACGCGTGGCAGGAAGATAGTCATGAACTGAAAAGCGACAAAGCCAAAAAAGCACGCTTTCACGCCGAAGCAATTGACCCTGAGAAAGGCAGTGCGACCGGCTATGTCGCTAAATACATCTCTAAGAATATTGACGGTTACGCCCTTGATGGCGAGACCGATGACGAAAGCGGTGAGTTACTCAAAGAGACTGCACCCGCTGTTTCTGCGTGGGCGGCTCGCTGGCATATCCGTCAGTTTCAGTTTATCGGCGGTGCGCCGGTGACGGTTTACCGTGAATTGCGTCGCCTCGCTGATACTGAGACCGCGCACGGTCTGAGCGTGGAATTTGCAGCTGTACATGATGCCGCTGATGCTGGTGATTGGGCCGGTTACGTTAATGCTCAGGGTGGCCCATTTGTTCGCCGTGACGATCTGCAGGTGCGCACGCTGTACGAACCGCGTGATGAGTTCAACCAGTATGGCGAGGAAACGGTTTGCATCCGTGGCGTTTACGATTCTGAGGTCGGAGCTGGCACCCCGATTTTAACCCGCCTGACGCAGTGGAAGATTGTGCCGAAGCGTGCTGTTGATTTGGCCGTTGACGTTAAGGGCGCGACCGCGCCCTCTCGGAGTTCTGTCAATAACTGTACGGGAAGAGAAAGTGATCCCCCGGAACTCGATTTATCAAAACCACTGAGTCGATATGAAAGACGGGAGCTAACGAATCGACTCAGACAGCGAAAGTTAGCAATACGACGAAAATTCATCTACGGAGCGGATGACCAAAGCGCTGCTATAGCGAAAACTATCGACGGAATACATCTTACAACCGGCATCTTAATCAGTCGGGGTGAAGCCCTGCACCTGATGGCGGGGGGGAAAAGTTGTTTTGATGACAAATGGTTGCGCGGATCGTCCAAAGGAGAAATATTTTCCGCAGTACCATCGTCTCAGGTCAATGTTGGGGAAATTCTTAATCGTGTAGCGGCATTAGCTGAACTGGCAACGAAAATATAACCATGAATATTCATCCATATCATGTACATACAGTGTATTTAACTGTGATTTTTTTCTTCACACCTTTTGCCAATACGTGTTACTGTATGTTTATACAGTATCTCGTGGTGGAGGTTGTGTGGATAAAGAGTTGAACAAGCAAGTCATGATTGAACGGGTCGAGATGATTGCGCGCCTAACTACTGAAGGTGCTTGTCAGGAAAGAGATCGTGAGATTGCACTAGATTTGATAGCTGTATTGGCAAAAGGGGAGGTCTTAAAAAATAAAAAATTCATGGTCACTTTTTCTACAGGCAAGGTCGAAGATTGTGACTTTACTGAACTGTGATCCATCTAAAAAGTTAGAGAATTCTATGTCGCGTCAACTTGTTGGGATTTACTTGAGAAAGTGTTTGCCGTAAGTTTATCAAGGATACTCACAGCAATGAAGGAACATAGAATGGCGCTTGAATATATACATTTTAAGGATATCAATTTATCTGATATTTTTTTTGATTCTCTGAAAGAAGATTATCCAGAATTTGAAGAGTGGTTTGTAAGAAAAGGTAATGAAAAAGCATATGTTTCATTCAATGAACGTCAACTTATAGATGGCTTTCTTTATCTTAAGGTTGAAGATGAAGAACTATCTGACTGTACTCCTCAATATCCAAGAAAATTACGTATTAAATGTGGGACCTTTAAAATTGATGCTCACGGTACAAAATTAGGGGAGCGGTTTGTACGTAAAATATTTGACTTCGCATCTTTACAAGATGTGGAGGAAATATATGTTACTATTTTTGATAAACATCAAGGATTGATCGGTCTATTGACTCGGTATGGGTTCAGGTTGATATCAAGGAAAAATAAAGAAACGCCGAGTGGAAATGAAGGTGTCTATTTAAAAGATTTTATTTGGAGAGATTGACAATGGATTACAAAAATTACCCGATGATAAAAATGCAGGAACGCAATTTCTTATTAGGAATTTATCCTGTATGGCATACACGTCTTTTCCCAGAGTCAATACTTCGCAATGAAAGCGAATCTATCATCGAAGATGTCTCTTATTCAAATAGTATTCATAAAGTGTATTTAACCAAAATGTATGGGGTGCCGAACCTTCGCAAGGGTGATAATTTGTTGATTTACCGTACGAGTGATGGGCAAGGGAGCGCAAAATATCGCTCAGTAGCCACTTCAATTTGTGTGGTCGAAGAATACAGAAACATTCACGAATTTTCGTCTCTCGCTGATTTTAAAGCATATTGTGCACCATATAGTGTTTTTAGTGATACAGAGTTGAATGATCTCTACCGTAAAAAAAATTACCCATTTATTGTAAAGTTCAGCTATAATTTTCCTTTGAAGAAAAAAATTATCAGGCAGAGCCTTATGGATATTACTGGTTATACGGATAGTGATTATTGGGGATTTTTGAAGCTTACCAATGATCATTTGACCGAGATCCTTAAGGCCGGAGGAGTTAATGAAAGTCTTATTGTCGATTAAGCCAGAGTATGCTGAATCTATCCTTTTGGGTAATAAAAAATATGAGTTTCGCAAAAGTATCTTTAGAAATAAAGATGTTAAAACGGTTGTCATTTATGCGACAATGCCAGTAGGGAAAGTGATCGGGGAATTTGAGATCGATGGTATCTTAGCTCTTGACCCAACCGAGTTGTGGAAAAAAACAAAACGTTATGCGGGGATTTCTAGAGATTTCTTTGATAGCTATTTTTCTGAAAGAGAGCGTGGGTTTGCCATTCAGGTAAAAAATCCAAAACGATATGATATTCCTATGAAACTTCATGAGCTTGTACCGGGTGCGGTTCCTCCGCAATCGTTTCGATACATCTAATTATATACGAGCGCACTGCGCTCGTTATTTTTAGGAAAGAATTGATTCTACAATTTCGCTAAAACATTCTTTCGATGGTGAGTTTAGAATTACTAATGGAATTTTTAACTCTTTTGCGACGGCAATTGCATTCTTACGTTCAAGTGCCATAATCTCTTTCGGAGAAAAACTAATACTAGCTTTTCGCTCTATAAATCTTTTTAATATTGTGTCCTCATCGGATTCCACAAGAATTATTCCATCTATTCCCATATCATGAAATATTGAATGGTTAAGCTCGATAAATTTATTTTCTCTTGAAACTAATACGAAGTGACCATCAAGAAGAAGATCTTGTTCTGTTTTTTTGAAATCAGCTAATTGTTCTATTAGGATTTTTTGATTTTCTTCAGCGTCGTCTGTTTTCTTATCCATCCCCCAGTTTTCGGTTCTTCCTTTTGCTATTAAACTACTGGCGCTATGATGTACAATGTTATGATTTTCAACAAAATTTCCACATAAATAACTTTTCCCAACGGCGTGAGCTCCCGCGATAAATAAAATCATATATCCTCCTGCGTCTCATTGTGTTCTTGGTATGAAAAGAAGTATCATGGATGCGCGGTAGTTTCAATAGTAATGGTGATGAAAATGAGAGAGTATTCTGCCCTTTCGATTGTAAGTCCGGCAGTGGATAATATATTGTTAGGTTGCAAAAGTGTTGAAATTCGATCTTGGCTTCCACCCGAGTTACCTATTTATGATTTATTGTTAGTGCAGAATAATAATTATTTAAATGATGGTGATTCCGACCCCGATGGTGTTGCATTAGCGTTGGTTGATATTTTTACGGTATATGATTGGACGTATAATGATTACCTTCATCGGTCAAATGAAGTGACCTTAGGTAGGAAATGGAAAAAGGGTTATTATATTTGGGAGCTCGAAAATATTAGAAAGATTGAAAATAAACCGAAGGCTGTAGCACAAAAGGGCATTTATACTATCAATGTACCTGAGCTCATCCTATGCAAGTCTCAGCGATTGTCTTTCTGAGCCGCATATTAAGGTTTAATCGTGTGCATTGAGGAGCGTATCCCGACTATGCATGAGTTTGCATGCGTTTTCATATCAAACTGGCAGGACATATTACTAGTGCTATGACTGCTTTACCGGATAAATGCACCTGCATTAAAACCGTCCCATCAAGCGGGCAGGCGTGGCGGGGAAAGCATTGCGCGCGAGCGGTGGTGACAGCATTTAATTTTATGCGTCTGTGGGCGTCGTGGCGGCGCTGTCGCTTCGCTGGTCTGTGATGATGCTTTGTTGGTGGTTGCGTGGCGTGTGGGGCGTCTGGGGCGGTCGGTGATGATGCCGCCCGGAGGCGGCATTTTTGACGAGATTTATTCTGAATCGAGGCTGTAATCTTTAAAGCGGATCACCTCCATCCCGATCCAGTCGTTAATCTCTTTAAATCGCTCCTGCAGCGGCGTCAGTTCGTTACGCACAAACACCCGCGCCACCTTCTCAACATCCCCCATCGAGCCGATATTCTCGGGTTTTCCGCCCATCAGCTGGAACGGCACGCGGTGCGCGTCGAGCAGGTCGGCGGCGCTCACCTTTTTGATATTGAAAAAATCATCCTTGGTGGCGACTTCACTCAGTGGCACGATCTTGATGCCGTCCGGTTTCCCGTTGGGCGCGTAGAAAAACAGATTCTTAAAATTCCCCAGTCCCTTTGAATTACGCATCGCATCACGCAGCGACTCGACATCTGTGCTGCTTTGCGCCGCGTCGGTGACGTACATGATGTACCCCGCATGAGCACCGTTCTGATAATACTTGCGACGGAACAGCGTGGCGGATTCATTCAGCCAGGCGGAGTTGAGTGCGCTCAGGTATTCCGGCATCCCGTAAAGCTCCTGATTGATGTCCGGCTCAAGCAGATGGAACACCGAGCCGGGCGCAAACTCGTGCGGATGCGTGAAGCTCGACACGTACCAGTAGACGCCATCCTCGACGCCGCGTCGGGTGTACTTGGCCGGGGAAGTTTCCAGCTTCATGAGCTGGCCGGTCACGCTCATTCGCTTCTCAAGGTAGCCGTTGGCAAAGACCAGATAATCGAGCACAAGGCGGCTGAAATCCTGACGCGACAGCAGCGGGTGCGGAATGTAGGTGCTCGCCAGAATGTTACGCTTTACGTAAATCGGCGAGCTGTGGTGTACGGCGGCACGCAGGCTTTTCGCCAGCCCCGAGAAGTTGACCGGCGGCTCGTACCATTTCCCGTTATGGATACATTCGACGTAGTCGAGGATATCGCGCCTGTCCATCACGGCGGAGGGCTCACCAAAGGTAAACGCCTCCATTTTTTGCGGTGCGCTGGCGGTCTGCTTTGTTGGTTTGAATTTTGGCTTTGCCATCTCAGTAAATTTCCAGAATAGAGTTTGAGTGCATCCCGCTCCCGGCGGAAAGCGGTTCGTTTAACAGGGCGTGCATGGTCGCCCACGCGATATCCGCGTGGCTGGCTTCCTCGCTGCGACTTGCTTCATAGGTCGAGCTGCGCCCGCTGCTGGTCATGGTTTTGCGGATTGCCATAAACGACTGCGTGATGTCGGTCGCACCGGCGTCATATTCCAGACATCCGCGTCGGATGGTGTCTTTCGCTTTCAGCACCATCGCGGTCTTCATTTCCGGCGTGTAGCGAATGGCGCGCGCTGCCGGGAAGAACGAGCGCACGAGCTGGTAAACACCCTGGCCGATGCCGGTCGCATCGATGCCGATATAGTCGACGGTGTATTTTTCGGTGAGTGATCGGATGGCCTCGGCCTGTGCCGCAAAATCCATGCCTTTCCACTGGTGACGCTCAAGGATGCGGAACTTGCCCCCGGCAACCAGCGGCGGAGCCAGTACCGCACAGCCTGCGCTGTCGCCGGTGTGTGACGGGTCATAGCCAATCCAGACCGGTCGCCAGTTAAACGGACGGTCGGCAAACTGTTCGAAGTCCTCCCACTCTTCCATCGCATCGACCATGCAGCGCTGCAGCTCCTCGAACGGGAACACCGACGCCTTATCGTCAACGAACTCGCACATGAACAAATTACGGAAATCGTCGGCACTGTTTTCCTGTTTCAGCTGATCGAGATTGAACAGCGTGCATCCCCCGGCGAGCGCATCCTCAATGGTGACAATCTGTCGCCACTGACCATCCGGGCACAGCACGCCACCGGCGAGCGCCTGGTGGCTGATATCGATGTCGACCCGTTCGTCGCGGTTGCTGCGTCCCCGGTTAAACAGCTCGCCTGACCAGAACGGATATGCGCCGTGCGCCAGGGTCGAGGGCGTCGAGAAATAGGTGGTGCGCAGGTGCGACTGTGACGCCATCCCCGAGGCCACTTTGCGCAGCCGCTGGAAATTGGGTATCCAGAAAATTTCATCGACATACAGGTCGCCGTTGTGACTCTGTGCGGTGTTTGAGTTAGTCCCGAGGAAAATCAGCTCTGCGCCATTGTTACCGATGACAATCGGGTCGCCTGACAGGTCAACGTCGACCAGTCGGGCAAAGGCGATGATGTATTTCCGGAACACATACGCCTGCGTCTTACTCGCTGACAAAAATATCTGATTCTGCCCGGTCTTCAGCGCGCGCAGCAGTGACTCACGTGCAAAGTAAAACGTCGCGCCAATCTGGCGCGATTTAAGGATGTGGCGAATGCGGTGCTCAAGCCCGGCCTTATGCCAGTTGAGCTGATACTCAAACGACTGGTCGAGGAAAATCTCTTCCAGCTTCTCGATAGCCTCCTCGCTGAAATAATTACGTTTCGGCTTTTTGCGATCCCCTTTGTTGCGGCTCGCAATGTTGGGGTTTAAATCCACTTCATTTCCGGTCTGGCCGTAGCGGTTGATGCGCGCGAACCGTTCCATCTGGCGCGACAGAAAATCAGCGATCTTAAAGTCATGGGGCGTCAGGTCTGGCTTGGCGTAGAGCTGAATCAGGCGCGCCTCAAGTGTCGTTTCCACGCGGTTGAGCGGCGCGGTTTCCTCCCATCCGTCGCGCTGCTTCCAGCTCTGCACCGTCGGGCGCTTCACCTGCAGCGTGTCGGCGATTTGTGGCACAGAAAATCCCTGCCAGAACAACAGGCGAGCCTGTCGTCGCGGGTCGTGCAACAGGGAGAGGTCAGTCGAGATGGTCATGGTTGCCTCGTGTCGGTGAATACGGGGCAAGGCTAAGGAAATCTACGCAGGGTTTCGCTAACCCCCTGTTGTGTCAGGGGTTGCACTTCTGCAAGCGGTGGCTGAGGTGGGGCGGAGTCGGGAAACTACACCCGAACCGAAAACCCAACATCAGGATACCTGAACAATGGCAAAGAAAGTTTCTAAATGGTTTCGCATCGGCGTCGAGGGCGACACCTGCGATGGCCGCGTCATCAGCGGGGATGACATTCAGGACATGGCCGACACCTTCGACCCGCGTGTCTACGGCTGTCGCATCAACCTCGAACACCTGCGCGGCATTCTGCCCGACAGCGTGCTCAAACGTTATGGCGACGTGACCGAAGTAAAAGCCGAAATCATCAGCGATGACTCTGCGCTGAATGGCAAAAAGGCGCTGTTTGGCAAAATCGCACCGCTCGACGAGCTGGTCGGCATGGTGCGTGCCGGTCAGAAGGTTTACACCTCGATGGAGATCCGCCCGAACTTCGCCAACAGCGGCAAATGTTACCTCGTGGGTCTGGCAGTGACCGATGACCCGGCAAGCCTCGGCACCGAATACCTCGAATTTTGCAGCCGTGCCACGCAGAACCCGCTCGCCGGTAAAAAAGCCCATCCCGACGACCTGTTTTCCGTTGCCACGCTGGCTGAGCTGGAATTCGAGGATGTCCCCGACACCGTGCTCAACAGCCTGACCGACAAAGTCAGGGCCATTTTCAGCCGCAAGCAGGCGAGCGATGACGCGCGTCTGGCGGATGTGCATGAAGCTGTCACCACCGTCACCGAGCAGGTGCAGACCAGCCTGACCGCCACCGAAAAGCGCCTGGCTGATATGGAAACTGCGTTCTCGCAGCTCCAGCAAGACGTCACCCGCCAGACCGAAGAAAACACGCAGGCGTTTACCTCCCTGAAAAGCTCCCTCGATAACACCGAAAGCCAGCGCCAGCCGCGCCGTGAACTCTCGAAGGGCGGAACCGGCGACGAGCTGCTGACCAACTGCTGATAACGCGCCGGGCGCGCCGCCCGGCCAGACACCTATTTTGAAAAACAGGAATACCCATGCGTAAAGAAACCCGCTTTAAATTTAATGCCTACCTGTCCCGCGTCGCGGAGCTGAACGGCGTCGAGACCGACGACGTGGCGAAGAAATTCACCGTCGAGCCGTCCGTCACCCAGACCCTGATGAACACCCCGCAGCTGTCATCCGCGTTTCTGACCCAGATTAATATCGTGCCGGTCGATGAGCTGAAAGGCGAAAAGGTCGGGGTTGGCGTCAACGGCACCATTGCGAGCACCACCGACACCGCCGGGGATGATGAGCGTAAGACCGCTGATTTCACCGCGCTCGAATCCAACCAGTACGAGTGCGCGCAGATTAACTTCGATTTCCATATCCGCTACAAGCAGCTCGACCTGTGGGCGCGATTCCAGGACTTCCAGACCCGCATCCGCGACGCGATCATCAAGCGCCAGTCGCTCGACTTCATCATGGCCGGTTTCAACGGCATTGAGCGCGCGGCGACCTCTAACCGCAAGCAGAACCCGCTGCTGCAGGATGTCGCCACCGGCTGGCTGCAGAAGTACCGCAATGAAGCCCCGGCGCGCGTGATGTCCAGAATCACCGGCGAAGATGGCACGGTGATTTCCGAGGTGATCCGCGTGGGTGAAAACGGCGACTATGACAACCTCGATGCGCTGGTGATGGACGCCACCACCAACCTGATTGACGAGATTTATCAGGACGACCCCGAGCTCGTGGTCATCACCGGTCGCAAGCTGCTGGCTGACAAATATTTCCCGATCGTCAACAAGACCCAGGAAAACAGCGAGACGCTGGCCGCTGACATCATTATCAGCCAGAAGCGCATCGGCAATCTGCCTGCCGTGCGCGTGCCGTATTTCCCGGCGAATGCCCTGATGATCACCCGCCTCGATAACCTGTCGATTTACTTCATGGACGACGCCCACCGTCGCGCCATCATTGAGGAGCCGAAGAAAGACCGCGTCGAGAACTACGAATCGATGAATGTCGATTACGTGGTTGAGGCCTATGCCGCCGGTGGCCTGATTGAAAACATCACCCTCGGCAAATTCGCGGCCCCTGCGAAGCCTGAAAGCGCTGCCGCACCTGCTGACCAGAACAGCGGAGAGTAAGCCATGACGAGCCCCGCAGCGCTTCACATGATGCGGGTCTCGGCCTCTGAAACCGCGCGGCGGGCTGCTGCTCCGCTGCACAATGCAACTGCCTATGAGCAGATGCTGGTAAAGCTGGCCGCAGACTGTCGCACGTTAAAACAAATCCGATCCACTGAGCGTAAGGCCGACAAAAAGCGCGAGCTGCTGCCGTTCTATCTGCCGTGGGTGGCGGGTGTCCTTGCGAATGGCAAGGGCGCGCAGGATGACATTGTCATGACCGTCATGCTCTGGCGTCTCGATGCGGATGACATTGCCGGTGCGCTGGACATCGCCCGGTACGCGATGACGTGGGGACTTACGATGCCGGTCGGCGGTCATCGCCGCACCACGCCGTATCTGCTGGCAGAAGAGGTGGCGCTTGCCGCGCAGCGTCTGCGTGACGCAAAACAGTCACCTGAGCTGGCGCTGCTGCTCGATACCCTCGCGCTGACTGAGCGTGCAGACATGCCCGATATCGTGCGTGCGAAGCTGCACAAAATCACCGGCTACGTGCTGCGCGACGCAGGCCAGTTGCCCGAGGCACTGGCACACCTGCAGCGTGCCATTCAGCTGGAGCGCACCATCGGCGTGAAAAAGGATATCGAACAGCTTGAGCGTCAGCTGAAACCGAAGCCCGAACCCGCACCAAAAACGAATAAACCACGCACGCGCAAACCTGCCGCTAAACCGGCGGCACGGCGCGGGCGTCCTCCCAAAGCGGCAAAAGCCGCAGGTTAACCGAACGCTCCCCGAGCCGGGCGGCACGCCGGTCAATGCGGGTATCACTTACCCTGACTGCGACCGGCGTCCACCGCCCACCTATTACCCGAGGTTGTCATGACGACACTAATTATTGAGCCCACTACAGCGCCGCAGGACGTGCCGGGCGTGGTGATACCGCCACCGGGCATGAGCGAGCCGGTGATAAAAAATACGGGCTTTTTCCCCGATGTTGACCCGCAACGCGTACGCGAAGAAATGCGCCTTGAGCAGACCGTTTCCCCTGTGCGCCTGCGCCGGGCAATCAAGACCGCCATCGCCGAAACCAATGCGGAGCTGCGCGACTGGCGCGACCGCCAGCTCGACGCCGGTCACGCCACGCTCGCGGATGTCCCGACCGACGAGCTCGATGGCGAAAGTGTGCGCTGTTTCCACTACTTCAACGCCGTGTGCTCGATGACGACGGCCACGCTTTACGAGCGTTATCGAGGCGTGGATGCGACCAGCAAGGGCGACAAAAAGGCCGACAGTATCGACAGCACCATCGATGAGATGTGGCGGGATATGCGCTGGTCAGTGGCGCGTATCCAGGACAAAGCGCGCTGCATCGTGGGGCAAATCTGATGAAGGTCTACGCGATGCAGGGCGACACCCTCGACGCGATTTGCGCCCGGTATTACGGGCGCACCGAGGGCGTGGTCGAGACGGTGCTGCAGTCGAATCCGGGACTGTCAGAGCTGGGCGTCATCCTGCCGCACGGCACGGCGATAGAGCTGCCCGAGACCGACAGCGCGCCGAAAACCGAAATGGTGAATCTATGGGACTGAGCATGGAAAAAATCACGACGTTTGTCGCCTACTGGCTGGCCGTCGGGCTGGCGTATTTCGGGGCGATGTCGCCCGAAAAGCTGGCGCTGTATGTGGGCAGTGCCTGCGCCATTTTTACCGCGCTGACCAATTTCTGGTTTAAGCGTAAAACCTTTCGCTATCTGCAATCCCTCGGACTGGATAAGGGGGCCATTCGTGAAATCAATCATTAAACGCTGCAGTGTGGCCGCCGTGCTGGCGCTGGCCGCGCTGATGCCTGACTTTCGTCTGCTGAACTCCTCCCCGGAGGGTCTGGCATTACTCGCTGACCTCGAAGGGTGTCGCCTGACACCCTACCAGTGCAGCGCGGGCGTGTGGACGTCAGGCATCGGCCACACTGCCGGTGTCGTCCCGAAAGGGGAAATCACCGAGCGACAGGCGGCGGCGAACCTTGTCGCGGATGTGCTGAACGTTGAGAGGCGTCTCGCCGTTTGCGTGCCGGTGGAAATGCCGCCGCAGGTGTATGACGCGCTGGTCAGTTTTGCCTTCAACGTGGGGACCGGCGCGGCCTGTCGCTCGACGCTGGTCTCGTATCTCAAACGCCAGCAGTGGTGGCAGGCGTGCGACCAGCTCACCCGCTGGGTGTACGTGAACGGTGTCAGGAATAAAGGGCTTGAGAACCGCCGCGCGCGGGAACGGGCTTATTGCCTAAAGGGGATGCCATGAAACTGCTGATGTTTATTCTGACCGGGCTGCTCGCTGTGGTGCTGTGGCTGCGCCACGACAACGCGAATTTATCCCGCTCACTTGAGCGAGCGAACCGGGTCGCCGGCGAGCAAAAGACGACAATCGGAATGCTGAAAAATCAGCTGACCGTTTCACAGCGTATTGCCAGGACGAATGAAACCGCGCAGCTCAGGCTCAGTGACGAGCTGACCGCTGCCGGTGAGCTGGCGGCAAGACGGGAACACACCATCACGAGGTTACTGAATGAAAACGAGGAACTACGCCGCTGGTATCGCGCTGAGTTGCCTGATGCTGTGCGCCGGTTGCACACCCGAACGGCCTGCGCCTCCGCCGGTCATTGTCTACAACAACTGCCCGAAAGTGAGCCTCTGCCCGATGCCGGGAAGCGAGCCCGTGACTAACGGCGACCTGAGTGCCGATATCCGCAGGCTGGAGCACGCGCTCGCCGCCTGCGCGCTTAAGGTCGAGACCATCAAAGATTGTCAGGACAAAACCGATGCAGAAAATGAAAAGCCTGCGCAAGGCGCTTACTGACGCCGTGCCGCAGTTAAAAACCAACCCCGAAATGATGCGTATCTTTGCCGATGATGGGAATATCGATGCACGCCTCGCGGCCTCCCTGTCCCACGAAAAGATTTACACCCTGAATGTGATCGTGTGTGATTTTGTCGGCGACCCGGATTTAATTTTCGTGCCGGTGGCCGCATGGCTACGCGAGAACCAACCGGATATCTGCACCCTCGATGAGGGGCGCAAAAAGGGCTATCGTTTCCAGATGGATTTGAACGACGGGGACAATGTCGACATCAGTATCAGCCTGCAGCTCACCGAGCGCACACTCGTCAGGGATGAAAACGGTGCGCTGCACGTCAGCTATGCGCCTGAGCCACCATTGCCCGAGCCGGTCACGCGACCGACGGAGCTCTATATCAATGGCGAGCTGGTGAGTAAGTGGGATGAATGAGTTTAAACCCTTTGACGACAAGCTGGCCGGACTGATTGGGGCACTGTCACCGGCGGGGCGGCGCAAGCTCGCCGCTGAGATTGCGAAGGAACTGCGCAGATCGCAACAGCAACGTATCAAACAGCAGAAAGCACCTGATGGCACGCCGTATCAGGCGAGGAAACGCCAACCGCTAAGGGCAAAGAATGGGCGAATTAAAAGGGCAATGTTTCAGAAGTTGCGAACCAGTCGTTATATGAAAGCCAGAGCTCGCAATGATGCGGCGGCGGTGGAGTTTACCGGCAAGGTGCAGCGAATTGCGCGTATTCATCAGTTAGGTCTAAAAGATAGACCAAAACGTCACAGCCAAGAAGTGCAATATCCTGAACGTCAATTACTCGGGTTCATGGGGAACGATAAAAACATTATTGAAAATTTGTTATTAAAATACATGACGTCTGCGAGGTGATTAATTGAAAAAATTAACTCCACTCTTAAGTGGTTTGTAGATGTAATAGATGGCATTGATGTAAAGGTCAGCAAATTAGCTGACCTAAGCAGGGTGATTAGATTGGGAATAAAAATGCTCGGACATCTTCAAGCGTTTTCTCTAAGAAAGAGAGACAGGCGCGAGATTCTTCAATGTCCATTTGAGCTATTTTATTAGCTAATGGTACTTTGCGTTCTTTAGGAACAAAATTCTCTACTTTAATCCTGTACGCCTTTCCTTCTAAATCATCAGAGAGTTTAATTTCCGAATGAATAAGCTCATTGGTTTTTTTTACAGTGAGCACATCACTTAGATTAGTTCTTTTCTCTAATTTATTTCTTCTGAGCTCATCTTCCCACATACTGTTAGGATAATTAGATTCCAGCACCCCCGGTATTTCGTACCCATCTCTTTTGGCTGTAAGTATGTCTGGAGTCGGTCTTAGAGTAAAGCACTTTACAGACTTCCCAAGTTCTGGAATACTCCCAAGTTCTTGCTTTGTTTTTCTTCCATCATCATCCGCATCTAATATCCCAACGCATCTGAATTTATCTTGATGGTGTTTATGCATATGGAAGTAAGCCTTTAGCATATCGCTGACGTAATTTGTACCCGCACCAAAATCTTTGGTTATTACCTCGATTTCATTCACCCTGTCTGGAATAAATATCGTTATTGCTTTCTCAATTATTATTTTGTCACTCGTTCCCTCAACATAAATAACAGCTTTGTTATCCCCAAGTTGACTGACAGACTCAAGGTTTTCAATTCGTGCTTTAACCTCTTCAATATAAGGGGATAGTAACTCCATTACGCCCATTTTATCATCGAGTAATGCATATTGACTGTCACAGTGAGTCACATCAGACTGATCCTTTTCAATAAATAAGCAGTTAACATTTTCATCATGCTTAGATAGGTTATAAAAAGCAGGAGAGTGAGTGGTAATGAATAGTTGTGATACTGGTTCAGGAACAAATGTTTTGAATTGCAATGCCAGTTTAATTGAGGATGTCAGTTCGAGGTTGTTTTCTGGTTCTTCATACCCCCAAATAAATGTATAGGGTGGATTCCCTCTGGCCTGTAATGTTTTTGTTTTTTCAGCTATATATTTTAAAATCAATGGTATGTGACGAGCCTTAATTCCATCCCCACGTTCATTTAGGGATATTTTCATTTCGTTGAGAAAGTCTAAATTCCCAAACAAATTACTTAGATCTCTTGGTAATGAAAGTTCGGAATTAAAACCAAGTGATTCACTGATTTCTTTAGTGAGTTCATGAAGGTTCTCTGCAATACTCCGCTCGAAAGCTTTGCTAGAGTCATTAAAATTTTCATTGAACACTGCATTAACCACAAAATATATCTCGCTTCTTAGTTTTGCAATATACTCTCGATCTTTTATGGCTGGGATGTAAACATACTTTACATTACTAAGTAATTGCTTCATGTTTGAGCGGGCCGGAATTTCTAATTTTTCTATTTTACGGCCGCCCCTTGGGCCACTCGAGGATTTGATGCCAAGGATGCTTTCATCATAAAGTCCACCTGCACGCCATGATTTTGTCCATTCAATTAAATCTCCATTTGTTAAATGATAACTTGAAGGAACATCCAATAATAATTTTATTGTTATTTGTCGGGCTTTCTTGGAGTCTTTGCTAGCAGCATATATATTATAATCGGTGCCAAAGTTAAACTCTTCACCTGGATTGGTCTCCGAGTTGAAGAAGAGATTTAATGCTCTTAATATATTTGACTTGCCAGCATCATTGTTTCCAACGATAACCTGTAATCTTGCGCTATCGATAGATATTTTTTGGATTGATCTAAAGTTGGTGATTTCGATTCTGCGAATACTGACAGGCATATAATCCTCATGGCTGTAATCATAATGTTGTTTTTTAGATAAATTATCACATTTATGATTAACATTGATAATGTAGATTGTAGAAATTACCTTCATTTTTGATCAATATCACCATAATATTTTGATGCCGCGGCATTGACTCGAGCCATATAGTGTTGTGTCAACAGCCCTCAAACGCCAATCAATTGCCGCTGCCCTTACCTGCCGGCATCCTTTCTCCATGAAAAATCTAACTTCTCTGCAGGATATCGCCCGGGCGATCCGCAATCTTATCCGTACCGGCATTGTGACCGACGTCGACCCCGTCGAGGGGCTTTGTCGTGTCCAGACCGGCGGGATGCAAACCACCTGGCTTAACTGGCTGACCTCTCGCGCCGGGTGCTCGCGAGTGTGGTGGGCTCCTTCCGTGGGCGAGCAGGTGCTGATCCTTGCCATTGGCGGCGAGCTCGATACCGCCTTTGTGCTGCCCGGCATTTTCTCGGATGACCATCCAGCGCCATCTGCCTCGCCTGATGCGTTTCATGTCGCCTTTCCTGACGGGGCGGTTATCGAGTACGAACCCGACGGCGGGTCGCTCACCGTGTCCGGTATCAAAACCGCCGACGTCACTGCGTCGGATTCCATTACCGCCACCGCGCCGGTGGTGCTGGTGAAAGCCTCGACCCGCATCACCCTCGATACACCCGAGGTGGTGTGTACCAACAAGCTCATCACCGGCACGCTCGAAGTGCAGAAGGGCGGGACGATGAAAGGGGATATCGAGCACACCGGCGGGAAACTGACCTCCAACGGCGTGCAGGCGGATGACCACGACCACGGCGGCGTGAAGCGCGGCGATGACAGAACGGTGGGGACACAATGACGGTGCGATATCTCGGTATGAACAGCCAAACCGGGCTCAGTATTTCTGAGGCCGATCACATCCGGCAAAGCGTGCGCGACATTCTGGTCACGCCGGTTGGCTCGCGGGTAATGCGCCGTGAATACGGTTCACTCCTGTCAGCGCTGATTGACCAGCCGCAGACCCCGGCGCTGCGCCTGCAGATTATGGCCGCGTGCTATTCCGCGATCCAGAAGTGGGAGCCGCGCGTCAGTCTTTCGACCATCACCTTTGAGCGCGGGGAGGAGGACGGGGCGCTGTATGTCGATATGACCGGCACGCGCACCACCTCAAACCAGCCTTTTACCCTCACTATTCCACTGAGTTAAACGCTATGGCTATTGTTGACCTGAACCAGCTCGCCGCGCCCGATGTCGTGGAAGAACTGGATTTTGAAACCATTCTGACCGAGCGCAAGGCGACGCTGGTCTCGCTCTATCCCGAAGACCAGCAGGATGCGGTCGCGCGCACCCTGACGCTTGAATCTGAGCCGATGGTAAAGCTCCTGCAGGAGAACGCCTACCGGGAGGTTATCTGGCGACAGCGCGTCAATGAGTCGGCGCGCGCGGTGATGCTGGCCTACGCCGCCGGGCATGACCTCGATAACGTCGGGGCAAACTACAACGTCGAGCGCCTCGTTATCTCGCCTGCCGATGAAACCACGCTCCCGCCGACGCCTGCCGTGATGGAATCGGACACCGATTATCGTCTGCGCATTCAACAGGCCTTTGAGGGAATGAGCGTGGCCGGGTCTACCGGTGCGTATCAGTTTCATGGCCGCAGCGCCGACGGACGGGTCGCGGATATTTCGGTCATCAGCCCGGAACCGGCCTGCGTGACCGTGTCGGTGCTGTCCCGCGAGAATAACGGCGCGGCGTCCGACGAACTGCTCGCCGTTGTGCGTGCGGCGCTGAACGATGAGGACGTGAGGCCGGTCGCTGACCGTGTGACCGTCCAGTCGGCGGAGATTGTCGACTACACCATCGACGCGGCGCTTTACCTTTATCCCGGCCCCGAAAGCGAGCCGGTGCTCAGTGCGGCAAAAGCGAAGCTGCAGACCTATATCAGCGCGCAGCACCGGCTCGGGCGCGACATCCGCAAAACCGCCATTTATGCCGCGCTCCACGTCGAGGGTGTACAGCGTGTCGAGCTGGCCGCGCCCGTGGCCGACATCGTGCTCGATGATACGCAGGCGTCCCACTGCACCGCGTACAGCGTGAAAATCGGGGGCAACGATGAGTGAAACCCGTCTGCTGCCGGTGGGCTCCTCGCAGCTTGAGTTGGCTGCGGCGCGCGCCTGCGCGGATATCGAAAATACCCCCGTTCCGCTGCGCCGCTTATGGAACGCTGACACCTGCCCGGCGAACCTGTTGCCGTGGCTGGCGTGGGCGTTTTCGGTTGACCGCTGGGATGAGAACTGGCCGGAAGAGACCAAACGCGAGGTGATCCGCAGCGCGTGGTTTATCCATGCGCACAAAGGGACGATAGGCGCGGTGCGTCGTGTGGTGGAGCCGCTCGGGTATCTGATTAACGTCACGGAGTGGTGGGAGACCAACGATCCGCCCGGCACGTTTCGCCTCGATATCGGCGTGTTAGAGACAGGCATCACCGAGGAAATGTATTACGAAATGGAGCGGCTGATTGCCGATGCCAAACCCGCCAGCCGTCATCTTATCGGGCTGAATATTATTCAGGACATTCCGGGCTATCTGTATACCGGAGCCCTGACTTATGACGGCGACATCATCACGGTTTACCCCGGATAAGTGAGAACACCATGACAGTAAAATATAAAACCGTTATCACCAAAGCCGGTGCGGAGAAACTGGCGGCGGCGACGCTCCCGAACGGGAAGAAAGTGAACTTTGCGGCGATGGCCGTCGGGGATGGCGGCGGCAAACTGCCGACACCTGACCCTAACCAGACGAAACTCGTCAAAGAGGTCTGGCGTCATGCGCTGAACAAAATCAGCCAGGATAAAAAACACAAAAACTATGTTGTCGCGGAGTTGCAAATCCCGCCTGAGACCGGCGGTTTCTGGCTGCGTGAAATGGGGTTGTACGATGACACCGGCACGCTGATTGCGGTCGGTAATATGGCGGAAAGCTACAAGCCCGAGCTGGCGGAAGGGTCAGGCCGCGCGCAGACGCTGCGAATGGTTATCATGGTGAGCGATATCGCCACGGTCGAGCTGTCCATCGATACCACGCTGGTGATGGCGACGCAGGATTATGTCGACGACAAACTCGCGGAGCATGAGCAGTCACGCCGCCATCCTGACGCCACGCTGAAAGAAAAGGGTTTCACGCAGTTGAGCAGCGCAACCGACAGCACGTCTGAGGCGCTCGCGGCGACACCGAATGCAGTAAAGGCGGCTTATGACCTCGCTAAGGGGAAATATACGGCTCAGGACGCGACCACAAAGCAGAAGGGGATTGTGCAGCTCAGTAGCGCGACCGACAGTGTGTCTGAGACCGTCGCCGCGACGCCGAAAGCGGTCAAAGCGGTGCACGACCTCGCCAGCGGGAAATATACGGCTCAGGACGCTACCACAAAGCAGAAAGGGATTGTCCAGCTCAGCAGCGCGACCGACAGCGTATCAGAGGCCGTGGCCGCAACGCCGAAAGCGGTCAAAGCTGCAAACGATAATGCAGGCAGCAGGGTCGCAAAATCCGGTGACACGATGACCGGAGCGCTCACCATCAAAATGAGTGATCCGAACATTATGCTGATTGCAACTGATGACAATACGCGTCAGTTCATCATGGCAAAGAAAAAGGATTTCAGCGGGTCGTGGTATGTGGGTAAGGCCAATGCAAACAGCGAATCGTGCATGCTATGGAATTATACTTCTGCCGCAGGCATCGAAATCGATGGTGCGGGTAACATCAATATCAATCCGAAAGCCGGTTCAACCGTAAATCTGAATGCGGAGCCGCGTACAAAAAGCGCCAACGCCTGGCGAAGCATTAATGGGGATTACGGCACCTTCTGGCGTAACGACGGTAATAACCTGTATCTGATGATCACCGATAAGGGAGACGCTTACGGTGCCTACAACTCGCTTCGCCCGTTGTGGGTTAGCCTGGCGACTGGCGCCCTCAACTCAGCCACGCCCTTAACCGTGAGTAACACCATCTACGCCGGGAAGGAAATCACGGCGGGATATAGCGGTGCTTTCGCCTGGGCGGAACAGTACAAAACCAAAGCGGCCTTTTTCAATGCTTATTCCTCGACCGGCACAAGTGAGTTCCATCCTGTTGTTAAACAACTTGCGACCATCGCCGGTAAAAATTCATGGGCATTTTCGATGGGGTCTTTAATTGCAGATGCCGAGCTTTCGTGGCATCTACACATGAAAGGCAGTGGCGGAAATGACGTTAATTTCAAATGGGATGTTAAAGGCAACTTTATCGCACCGGGGCAAATCAGTCCGGGCAGTTTTGCCAACTTTGACTCACGCTATTACACCAAAGCGCAATCTGACGCGGGGTATATGTCCCGCACTGGCGCGTATACCAAAGGCGAAAGTGACGCGCGCTACAACCTCAAAAATACGGCCAGCAAGGCGGCGACGGGGTGGGAAAAAGACAACTCGACAGGCGTGATTAAACAGTGGGGTGTGGCGACGCGCAGCGCGAACGCAACGCGCATTACCTTCCCGACGGCGTTTCCGAATGCCTGTACCGGTGTGCAGGTGACACTTATCTGGAGGGGCGGCTTTCACGACCAGAATGTCTACGTTCAGAGCCCGGATAAATCAGGTTTCACCTATGTTGCCGACACCGGCGAGGTGTCTGCCTACTTTGAAGCGCGAGGTTATTAATATGGGTTATGTTTATCGTCCTATGACGGGGGCATTTTATAACGATGCGCTGGAGGCCGATTACCGTGCGGCGGGAACGTGGCCGGGATTTTATGTCCGCGTGGAGGATGAGGATTATTACGCGTTGATGGCCGGGCAGGCCACAGGTAAGGTGATTGCCCCGGATAAAAGTTGTTATCCCGTTCTGGTTGATCCACCCGCACCCACGCAGGAAGAACAGGTAAGACAGGCCGCCACTGAAAAAGCCGCTCTGATGAAAGTCGCCGGTGAAGCGCTTACGCCGCTGATAGACGCGCAAGAGCTCGGGATAGCTACCGAAGAGGAGTTAGCGGCGCTTGAGCGCTGGCGGTTATACCGTGTCATGTTAAACCGGCTGGATATCAGTACCGCACCGGATATACAGTGGCCTGAACTCCCTGCCTGAACGAAGCCCTCCGCCCGGAGGGCTTTTTGCTGGTTGTGTTATCCCCCGTCCAACGCCATTTCATTTCTTGTATCGTTCGCACAACAGAAAATAGTTGCTCCACTTCACCACGGAGTTTAACGGATGAGCGACTATCATCACGGCGTCGAGGTCATCGAGATTAACGATGGCGTGCGCACCATTTCCACCGTCTCAACGGCCATCATCGGCATGGTCTGCACGGCCAGCGATGCTGACGATAAAACCTTTCCCCTGAATGAGCCGGTGCTCATTACCAACGTGCAAAGCGCCATCGCTAAGGCTGGCAAAACCGGCACGCTGTCGGCGTCCCTGCAGGCTATCGCTGACCAGTGCAAGCCGGTCATTGTGGCCGTGCGTGTGGCCGAAGGTATCGATGACCCCGACGACCCGGACGCGGCGCAGAAACAAACCCTTTCCAACATCATCGGAACCACCGACGAAAACGGGAAATATACCGGGCTGAAAGCGCTGCTGACGGCGCAGACCGTCACCGGCGTCAAGCCGCGCATTCTCGGCGTGCCGG